CCATGCCCGTCAGTACCAAAAGCATCGGGATTATTAAAAACTTCAACACACGGAATAAACTCCATGGTATTGACGGTTGTGGTGGTATTTCCTAACGTGGCGTACTCAATTTCAGTGTCAAATGACAGTTCTAGTTCGCAGTGACACTCTTGAATTTCAGTGGCGGTAATCCGCAACCGCATGTAGCGCTTGTCAGTTGAAAGGCCGATGCCGCCAAACCCACGGCTAGATTTGACCTTGTATGGATAAATAATGATAACTTCTTCCAGATCACCTTCTGGCGTGTAGTATGTTCGGTACGCGTCTTTGTCAAACCAGTACAGGCGGTACGTTTTCTTGGTGGGACGAATATAGAAAAGACCTTTGCCGTACGCCAAAAACCGATCCCACATGGAATCAAGCCGGGCGTCTAGCTTGTTAAATTTGATGACTTGTTGAATAAAGTCAAACCGTTGAGTGCCAAAGTTATCCTGATGCGGATAGAACTCGACGCCCTGACGGATGCCGAACATCTTCATCTGAGAAAGATGAGCGTTCAGCAACATGGTATCGGCGCCACCGTCCGAATCCCTGTTGACGATTGACCGGATGAAATCCTCTAGGACTGTTTTGTTTTCGGACATTCGTTAGGAGACTCTGTATCTATTATGCCTCAATTTCGTAACCGGCGTGCAGCCTTTTAAGGGTGATTACATCATCCTCCACTTCAACGTCAAAACGTTCACCTGGGGACAACCCCATGTCGTGGCACAATTCGTCGGGCAAGGGCACAACAGCAGAACCGTATGCGTCCTGGTCTAATTCGATGATGTAGTATCCGGTAGACATTGTTGAGTGGTTTTATAAGTTTAAATCCAGATTACTTTAACCCTAATATTCCAACTCAAGCTTACCCCTGGTCATTAACCCGTTGCAGAGCCAAATCAGAGCGTCAACACAATCGTCGTGAGAGCTCACGCCAAAGTTAATGATTTCATCAGTCAGGGCCTGAAACTTTCGATATTTGTTAAACACGAGTTTTCGCTGTTCAAACAGGCCCATAATTCCCCTGAAGCGTGCAACCTTGTCCCCACGGAACCCTTTGACTGCGTGCCAGTTGATATTGTAAAGTCCGTGGTCACCGAGGCAGATCCGTTTAAAGTCTGCCTCTAAAGAAGCCTGGTAGGCAACCGCTTCAGACCAAACATCAATGCTACTAGCGCCAGCATGGTATTGGTTTCCGTCTTTGTGAACGATTCCCCACTCGTAACACATCTCCATTAAAGACTCTAATTTCTCCAGGTTTCCCATGATCCGGATGCGTTTGCAATCAATGATGTGGATCTTGTCTCCAACACGTCCACCAAGGACCATAACTGTGTAATCGTTACGTTCCCTGACGCCAGCAGAAAGGTCAACACCAATTCCTAAACAATCAAATTCAGTGGAAATTTGACCTTTGACAATCAAATCTGGTGAGATCGATAGCTCACTGGTTTGAACAATTTGGTTTTGATACTGAAAACTGAAACTGATAGGAGCTTGACGACGGCGATCTTGGAGATATTCCAAAGACCACATGTCAGGCCAGTAAGAAATTTCATCTCCGATAGTGTCAACAGTGATTGCGGATTGAACGATTTGAACCCAGTCATTTACAGGTGTAAAGGTAGTGCTGTGAATGTCGTCGTGACGAAACCTAGTACCAAGACAGATGGCCCTACCGCCTTCAAACATAGTAGGAACAATAACTGAGTTCCAGTTATCTTCCATCATTTGTCGGATGTCACGGTTTTTAATATCGTCAGCACTCTTTACAACGTCATCCAAAATACAAAGGTGTGAACGTTTGGAGGTCACTGCACCTTTAAGACCTGCACAGCAGATGGTAAATTCTTCTTCACCAGTGGATTTAATTCCTGCAAACTTCCAGTCAATACTCCAATATTCATTGGAGTTGATACCTTTGGCAATCTTCACCGTTGGGAAGATTTCTCTATAAATTTTACTTTCTTCAATAATTCGTTTGATTGCAGCGCTCTTGGGCCGCGCAACATCAACCGTGTAAGAAATATAAAGAATTTTTAGTGGTTTTTTATGGAGTGCGTGTACTCCAATTGACCAAGCTGTGTATAAACCAAGTACTGTTGATTTTGCTGATCCTCGTGGCGCCAGGATGTCGATATTGGGGCCGCCAATGCCAACTAAACATTCAGTGTTGTCACCGGTACAAAGGTACCGATGCCACTCTTTATGGTGAGCAGCAGGAGGCTTATCTCCAACAACATCGCAAAAATAAGCGAAGTCAGTACGAGCCCTTTCAATGTCAATGTTGGAAGTTTTTTTAACAACCTGTTGCTTTGCTGCAGCACGAGCGGTTCTGCGGTAAACGGAATAAAGACTGGTCCCTGCCATGCGCTTACCTTAGCGCACTACACTTCAAGACTCTTCTTGCAGGATCTTCGTCCACACAGCCATAGAAGCTTCTTCAAGCGGACCTTCGATAGGGTCATCACGAAAGATCAACAGCACCTCCCTGAGAGCACGGTCGGCTCCAGCAAGGATCAATCCTTGTTTGTCGGTTAGGTGCTTTTCATCATTTAATTGTTTAATGGTGCCGCGAAGCTCTTTTTGTAGCATGGCAATACGTGAGGCTCCCATATCTTGTTTGATCATGCCAAGATCAATTGCATCACGGAGTTTGGAAATATCTTGCTGCATGGAGTCAATCTCCATTTCCATAATTCCGTTGAAGTTCCTTTTCTTGAACTCTTCTTTAGACCACTCATCACACTCCACGATGGATCCTACGTTTCCCAGGAACCGGGAATACAAGTACATCTGAATTGGAGAAGAAGTTTTCTTACAGAAAGCAAGAAAGGATTCTCGGTCTTTTTCAGTTAAAGACTGAATCCAGCTCCGCATTGAGAAAAAGCGTCAGGTATTTATTGTAACGTTTTTTATTCAACAAGTCCTGGTTGTGCTGAACTGGGCTGTGAGGCGCTAGGGCCACCCATACGGTACGCGTCTTGCGCCCAGTCATGCTGCCGACCTGCAACGTAATTCTGCTGCATGTTCTGTTGCAGATTTGTCTTACGGGTTTCTTTACCTTGCGTTTGGTATCCGAGACGCTGTTGCTCGCCCTGGGTTACAGTTGTCTTGCGGGTTTCTTCCCCAGTGGCGCCGACAGTGGCACGTTCTTGTTCGCCTTGGGTAGCAAGGGTTGCACGGGTTTCGCCACCAGTGGCTTGAGTTTGGCGGATGTCTTGGGTCGTGAAGAACTCTTTGTTCTGCTGATCCAATTGAGCGCCAAGTGTCATGTTAAGGCGCGACTGAGCACCGGAGACTTCGTTCAACGCCGTTTGAGTTTGCAATGACTGCGTTGGCACCGCAACGGGAGCCGGAGCCGGGGGCGGTGGAGCGGGTGCAGGTGAACGTTTCTTACCCATGACAGTTTCGGTTCTTAATTAACAGTATAACAAGAAGATTTAAATTAGGCAGTGCGGAACGTTGTCCCAGCGTAACCACGAGCAAACTCTTTAGCAGCCATTGCTTGGGTTGCAGTAGCCCGGTCACGCTCTGCTTCGGCGCCAGCAGCAGAGGTCATTTGGCTTTGAGCAACTGCATTGCGTGCGGCTTGGGCCGTAGGTGTTTGTTCTTTGGTAAGAAGAAACTGGGTACTGGCCGCAAGGTTACGAGCAGTTGCTTCAGAAGAAGCAGCGCTCAAGTATGGAAACAAATCTGCCATTTGTTGGCGAGTTGCTTCCGCACCAAACTTGGCTTGTGCTTGAGCTTGTTGCAAATAAAGGGGTTGTAACTGTTTTTCAAGTTCAACCTGTGCTTTTATTTTGTCAGCATAATCAGAGGGAAGCGCAGAAACAGGGGGCAGAGTATATGCAGGTGCCTGGGTTCCGCTAGCGTCTGACCCATAACCAGTAGCAGGTTTAAATTTACTGGCATTCAACCAATCTTTTGCAGTCCCAAAAGAACTAGATCCTGCAGGGTTGAAATAAGGGAAAGAGGAGCCAGTCATCAGCTGTACTGATATTGTGCTGCCAATGCGCTGCCCATTTGTGAAGCTGCATTAACTCCCATTTGCTGAGAAGCACGGAGGCTGCTACGGATAGCATCAGCCTGGGTATCGATATTAGAGCGAATCTGAGCTGCTGCCAGATTACGTTGCATTTCGTCTTTCTTTGCTTGAGATAGTACTGGGTACTGGAGGTTGATCAGTTTTTGCATATTCCTGATCTCAGTGTCCATATCTTTTTCAGATGCCAGGCGACCAGCAGCAAACGCTTTGTTAGGATCCATGACATCTAAGGACCCCAGCTGACGATTGATACCCTGGAGATCGGAAGGAACTGCGGGAACTGGAGTAAAAGGTCCGGGCTGTGCTGCGCCCAAGCCTGGAACTCCCATTGCACCGCCAGCCCCAAGGGCTGCTTGAGCTGCTCTTCCGGGACCACCGGCTAATCCAGCGGCAACCCCAGGAATCGCCATTCCAGCAAGGCCAGCAGCTCCGGTGCCTGCAAATTTAGCAAGTTGACCAGCTGTAACGGCTTGTGCCGGTCCAACAAGTCCTAGGGCTTGGCGTCCGGCTGTAGCTGCTTTTGTTAAGCCGCCTGCTAGAGGGGCAAGCAGCCCTGTACCTTCCAAAACCGTGCCTGCCATGCGACCGGCACCTGGTACCAAGGCACCCAAGCCGCCGCCAAGTGCAGCCCCGCCAAGGGTCTTGCCCAAATCACCGCCGCTTTGCTGATAAGCTTGGAGACCTCCAAGAGCAGCGCTACCTAATACCCAGGGCCACATAATTTAAATCCTCTTAGTAGTTATTTTAGTAGAGATAAGCTTTTGTTTTAATTAAAACATTGACCCGGCAGCACCACCTAGTTGACCACCGATAGTTGT